TGACTTTTACTCCTAAAGAGCCTATAATTATATTATGATTACTCTAAACGAACTTCAAGATATGTGGAAGGTAGACTGTAAGGTTGATGAGCTTAACCTTGGACAAGAGTCTACTAAGATACCCGAATTACATGCTAAGTATCTAAATTATCTATCCACATTTAAATTACAATTAAGAAAATCCAAAAGTAATCTATTGTCTATGAGACGTGTAAAATGGAAATATTTTAGAGGTGAATTGTCTCAAGAAGAACTAAACAATTTAGGATGGGATCAATACTTAGGTAATCAACCACTAAACAATCAAATGAATGAAGTATTAGATTCAGATCCTGATATAATTAAACTAACAGATAAAGTAGAGTATGTAGAAGCTTGTCTATATCAATGTGAAATGATTCTTAAGTCTATACAAAGTAGATCTTTTGATATTAAAAACGCTATTGAATGGACTAAGTTTACAAATGGTCTCTTATGATAACAGTAAGTAAAAAGAACGAAGTATATCTAAAAATAGATACTGATCCTAGTACAGAACAAGAGCTATCAGACTTTTTTACATTTGAAGTTCCTGGTGCTAGGTTTATGCCTTTATATAAGAATAGGATGTGGGACGGAAAGGTTAGATTGTTTAGTCAATACACAAAAGAATTATATTTAGGACTCTTGCCTTATGTTAAAGAGTTTGCTAATACATTAGAATATGATTTACAAATAAACATACCTGATTTAGGTGAGAAAGTAAACGTAGAAAACTTTACTAAACTGTTAAAATTACAAAGTGGTGGTAAGGATATACAGATACGTGACTACCAAATAGATGCTGTTAGACACGCTCTAAGACACTCTAGAACACTATTATTAAGTCCTACTGCTAGTGGTAAATCACTTATAATTTACACTTTAATTAGGTATCATCAACAACAAAACAGAAAACAATTGATAGTCGTTCCTACAACGTCATTGGTAGAACAAATGTATGGAGACTTTCAAGATTATGCCACAGCTACAGATTGGAAAGTATCAGAAAACTGTCATAGGATATACGGCGGTAAAGAAAAATCAAATGAATATGATATTACAATAAGCACATGGCAATCTATATACAAATTTCCTAAACAATGGTTTCAAAAATTTGATGTTATATATGGTGATGAAGCACACAATTTTAAATCTAAATCACTAACAACATTAATGAATAAATGTACTAATGCTCCTTATAGATATGGAACAACAGGTACATTGGATGGAACACAGACGCACAAGCTAGTTTTAGAAGGTGTGTTTGGTGCTGTACACAAGGTTACGACAACTAAAAAACTAATGGAGGACAAACAATTAGCAGATCTAAAAATCGTATGTTGCACGCTAAACTATACAAAAGACGAAGAGCGCAAATTTATTACCAAAGGCACATATCAAGAAGAGATAGATTGGATAGTACAGAATCCACAGAGGAACGAGATAATAAAGAACCTAACTATTGCTCAAGAAGGTAATACATTATTGCTATTTCAATATGTAGATAAGCATGGTAAAGTTTTACATGAAATGATAGATAAAGCTGTTAAGGGTAACAGGAAAGTCTTTTTTGTATATGGAGGCACTGATACACAGACTAGAGAAGACATTAGAGCTATTACAGAAAAAGAAAACGACGCTATTATAATAGCATCATATGGTACGTTTTCCACGGGTATAAATATAAGGAACCTTCATAATATTGTTTTTGCCTCTCCAACTAAGAGCAGAATACGAAACTTACAAAGCATTGGTCGTGGGTTACGTAGGGGAGATCAAAAAGTTCAATGCAAGTTATTTGATATAGGTGACGATTTATCTTGGAAGTCCAAGAAGAATTATACTTTAAACCATTTAATCGAGAGGGTAAAAATTTATAACGAGGAAGGCTTCGATTATAAATTAGTAAAAATAGATGTCTGATATACAAATAGTTAAATTAAAAGATGGGTCTACAATAGTAGGTAAAATATCAATGGGCCCAGAGATAATAGAAATAGAACATCCTATAGAACTGATAGCACACCTAGAACAAAAAGGTGGATTATTAGGTGAACAAATAAGTTTGCGTCCTTGGATAAGTATTTCTTCAGAAAAAACTTTTTCCATAGAGAGAACAAATATTATAACGACAACACCATTACATGAAAGGTTTGTCAAAGGTTATAATACAATAGTTAATTCAACATATCTAAATAATGATATATGGGATGATCCTTTATTGTTACCAGAACCAAATAAAGATATTGACTCATGGGAAGAATTAGAATTGGAGGACATAGCAGAACTATCAAAAGCTATGATTAAAAAACAGATACATTAAAGAGGTATATTATGAAAGAGTTAGGTTTAGTATTAGTAGGGTGTGCCGTTTTTGCAGTATTTTTTGCAGGCGTTATATACCCAGAACTAGAGTATAAAGGTTACAGTAGGAATCATACTTGCACAGGGCAATGTTATGCAGATTATGTAGCTGAATACGGAACCACAGTAGAAATATTACAAGCAAAACAGGAGTTAGCAGCAGGCGATCCCTTTAGTAATATTAGAAGTTTATGGGCTGGTTGTGCAGCATGTCATGGAGCACAAGGACAAGGAGGCGTAGGCCCAATGTTAGCCGGTCAAAGTTCAATTGATATTGTAGGCAAATTAACCACATACAAAAACAAAGGACAAGTAGGTCCTATGAGTCAAATGATGTGGGGACAGGCAGAAAATTTATCAGATAATGACATACAAACAATAGGGGATTTTGTAGAAGCAAATTTTCCCTCAGAATAGCAGGAGTTTATTATGGCAAAAAGACGTGATCCAAATTCATCACATTACATCGACAACAAGGAGTTTCTTAAGGCTATGACCGAGTATAGGGAACTAAGAATTGAAGCCGAGGAAAGTGGAGATGAGAAACCAAGGGTAACTAATTATATAGGTGAGTGCTTTGTTAAGATAGCAAATCATTTAGCTTATAAGGCAAACTTTGTAAATTATACATTCAGAGATGAAATGATTTTAGATGGTATAGAAAATTGTTTAACATACATGGACAATTTTAATCCTGAAAAATCCTCAAATCCTTTTGCATACTTTACACAAATTACATATTATGCTTTCATTAGACGTATTCAGAAAGAAAAACGACAAATGGAAACAAAATTTAAATATATTAAAAGTCTAGATATAGATGCTATACTAGCTGATGGCGAAGGTAGCACAGACTATTTAGATTATATGCGTAATATTATTGACCAAGCAGAAGCAGATGAAGCTAAATCTAAAAAGGAAAACGAAGGTAAGAAAATACACAAACGTCGTCCTAAATATTTAGATGAAAAAATTAAAGCAGAAGAAAAAGCAAAAGCAAATGAAAAAAGCAAGTAGTGAGATAGAAGGGTTCTATCAATGGAACTTTACAGATATAGTTAATGATTTGCCTGAGTCAGGTAAGATGATAGAAATAGGTTCTTATGTAGGAAAATCAGCAGTTGCTTGGGCAGAGGCATTTGAACAAGCAGGTAAAGAATACACTATACATTGCGTAGATACATTTCAAGGCATAACAGACAAAGGTAGAACTACTGTTATGAATGAAGAACTAAAAAAGTTCTTAGATAGTTTGATGTGTACAGGCGAGGAACAAGAACAAAGGTTCATAGATAATACAAAAGGTTGGGATAATATAACTTATGAAAAAAGTTATTTCACAAGTGAATGGCGTCCTCAAGAAGACTATGATGTTTTATGGTACGACGCTAATCATTTTGAGGAGTCTGTAACTGAGGCAATAAACTTCTGGGAAGATAGAGTAGATACAATGATTATAGATTGTTATGACGAAGTTCATCCTGGAACAGTAGCAGCAATAGATAAATCCAAAATGCCTTTTAAATTATTTGAATATCATTTAGGAACAAAAGGTATAGCATTAATAGACAGTTTTACATCATTAGTTTAGAAAAGGTAATATTGACTCTTGAAAATAGGTTCAGGGTTCATATATAATATCATATTATGGGAAAGTTAAGATATAGCGAAGTATTTTATTCAGTACAAGGTGAGGGTCGATTTGTAGGTGTCCCTAGTGTCTTTTTAAGAGTGTTTGGTTGTAACTTTGAGTGTGCTGGTTTCGGACAAGAACGAGGTAACTTGTTAGCTACAGATAAAATGCCTTACTACACAGATCCTAGAGCAGATAAGAATCATCCTCAGGCATATAAAAGCATTGAGGAACTTCCTGTAACTCCTATAGGTTGTGATAGTTCAGCATCTTGGGCTATGAAATACAAACATCTACAATTAACAGAAACAATAGAAGAAGTTCAACAAAGAATTATAGATTTACTTCCTAATGGTAAATATGGTGAGAAAGAAGACATACATTTGGTTATTACAGGTGGTGAGCCTTTATTAGGTTGGCAAAGAGTATGGCCTGAACTATTAGAACTAGGCAAACAATTAGGATTAAAGAACGTAACATTTGAAACTAATGGTACACAAAAATTAAGAGAAGATTTTGTAGAATATTTGAATGGTGATGGTAAAGATATACATATTACTTGGTCGACATCGCCTAAATTAAGTTTATCAGGTGAAACAAACGAAGATGCTTTGAAGCCTGATGTATTACTAGGTATGAACAAGGTAAATAACAGTCATTTATATAATAAATTTGTGGTCAGAGACATAGAAGATTTTAAAGAAGTAGATAAATTTGTAGAAGCATACAAAACAGTAGGTGTTAATTTAGATGCTGTTTATTGTATGCCAGAAGGTGCTACATTAGAACAACAAACGTTGACAGAACGTGGTGTAGCAGAGGCGTGTATGAAAACAGGATATAAATTTAGTCCTAGATTGCACATTAACTTATTCGGGAATGCATGGGGAACATAGAATTAGATTGGAATACTATAAACCAACAAGTAGATAAGATAGGCAAGTATATTACAGAAAATAATATAAAACTGATTGTAGGTATTTGTCGAGGAGGGTTAGTCCCTGCAGTTATGTTATCGAATAGGACAGGAATACCAATGACTTGTTTAGAATGGCAAACTAGAGATGGAACAGTTAAAGATAAAAGAAAAGAATTCAAGGAAAGTAATAAGGATATAATGTTTATAGATGACTTAGCAGATTCAGGTAGAACAATATGTGAAATAAGAGAGGCATATCCTGGAGCAAGGTTTTCAGTGCTAATTAACAAAACGGTTGACCTAGAGCTTGACTTTGGTGCAACATTACTGTATCATAACAAACAATGGATAAAATTTCCTTGGGAATAGAATTGAAAGATTATAAATATAAACGTAACACAAAGGTTACAACTATAACAGACAAACATCCGTGTAAGGAAGGAGTAAAAAATGGCTTTTAATAAGACAAAAACTGACCCTGAACTAGGGTTAGAAATTCACAAGCACTTAGTCAAGTGTGGAGTAGAAACCCCCGTATTAGATAATGGAATTTCTAGAACAGAAAAGATTGATATAATTAAAGATAAATTTACTGACATTATGAACGTAATGGGACTAGATTTATCTGATGATAGTTTACAAGACACGCCTAATCGTGTGGCCAAGATGTTTATTAACGAAATCTTTTGGGGACTAGATTATGAGGCGTTTCCTAAATGTACAGCAGTTGAAAACAAAATGGAATATGAAAGTATGGTAGTTGAACGTAACATTAATGTTCAATCTAACTGTGAACACCACTTTGTTGTAATTGATGGCGTAGGAACTGTAGCATATATACCTAACAAAAAGGTTTTAGGATTGAGTAAACTTAATAGAGTAGTAGAATACTTTGCTAAACGTCCTCAGATACAAGAACGTCTAACAGAACAAGTATTTTATGCACTACAATATATTTTGGATACAGAGCATATTGCCGTTGTAATTGACGCACAACATTATTGCGTAAAAAGTAGAGGTGTAGAAGATGTAGGTTCATCTACTATTACTAGCAAATTAGGTGGTGGATTTAAAAAGGACAAAGCACTTAGAGCAGAGTTTATGAACCTTATTGCTAGAAAATAACAAGCAGATTTATATTATGATAATTGAGAGACCACATATAGTCGTAGACTTAGAAACATTAAGCACACGTTCTAATGCCTGCATAGTTTCCATAGGTGCAGTTAGAATTGAGAACTTAGAAATTGTAGATGAGTTTTTTGTGAACGTAGATCCAGCAACTTGTAAAGATGCAGGGTTACATATAGATAAGCATACGGTTAAATGGTGGACAGAACAAACTAAAGAAGCTAGAGAAGCTTGGCAAGTAAATCCTTTGCCTTTAGACGAGGCATTAGACAAATTTACGCAGTTTTATGGCTTCGATAGCGTCCCTATATGGGGCTATGGCAGCAACTTTGACGTGGTGATTCTTGAGAATGCGATGACTTTAAGTGGGTGGAATGAAAATAGAAATATCGGCGAAAAATTTCCGTGGAAATTTTGGGACATAAACTGCCTGCGTACTTTGTCTAACGTTTTAGATAAAAGGTTGCCTAAGAAAAACAATCACAATGCCTTAGATGATGCAACAGCACAAGGTAATTTATTAATAGAGATATTGAAGTCATGAGATTAGATTATGTAGTTTCCGGAACAAGTTATATGCGTCTTAGCAATCCTAGAATTGCTACTAATGATACGACAGTAGAAATTGTAAAGATGTTGATTAACAAATTAGTACAAGACAAACACAACCACAAATTTAGTATGCTATATAATGGGCATACAGAAGCTGGCTTTGGAGAAAGGTTCCAAGCATATCGAGAATCCATAAATGATATCCATGTAGACTCAGGTGGTCTACAAATTATTACACAAGGCATGACAATCACAGATGAATTGAAAAAAGAAGTATATCGTAACCAGGCAAAATGGGGTGATGTAGGAATGTGCTTTGATGAGATACCTGTGGTACTTACAGGAGATAGATCAGATAGAAATGATGTTAAAGGTAGATTTTTTGACAAAGAAAACTATGAAGAAAAGGCAAGACAAACAGGACAAAACATTAAACAACAATTAGAAATATTTGATGAAGAGAAAAGCGAATGTAAACCTTTTCTTATTCTCCAAGGTAATTGTGTAGACACTTATATAAGATGGTTTGAATGTTTACTAGAAGAAATACCAACTGAATGGCATGATAGACTAGGAGGCATAGCAGTAGGTGCAGCAGGACTAGGAACAGGTCCTTTAGAAGATGTAAAAAGAGCTTTTATTGCTGCACAAATTAAAACAATGTGGCCACAGGATACAATGAAGTTGCACGTGTTAGGTGTAGGAAGTATTAGACGTATGTTGCCTTATCTAGTGTTCGTACAAAATGGATTGTTCGATGGTATAGATATATCATATGACTCTACAACACATAGTAGGGCGGTTGAGACAGGTTTGTTTTACATGGGTACGGGTACAACTAAGTTTAATCGTAAAATGTCTAATTTGTATCGCGAAATGCACGAAAACTGCATGTCAAATATAGATTTAGGCGTAGAACTTGACCTATTTCATGAGATTTTGAATACACCTAGTACAAAGGCATTAGAGAAATGGGGCGACTTAAATAAATGGATGTATGTTAGAACAGCATTTACATTAATGTCTATTAAAAACTTCATGGCACATTTAGAAAGTATGTTTTTAGAAAAAGAAAACCTAATTAAATTTTCTGGTAAGTTAAAACTTGACACGCAGTTCCGAAATCTCTATA